GCTAATGATAGTGGGCTTCCGAAGCCCACAGGTTGCTGTCGTTCAGCAGCTGTCGTTACTGCGTGTCGACGAGATGGGAGCTGAGCATCCTGCTCAAAGTGCAAGGGCTTGCAAAGGCCCGAGCGTCCCCTAAGATCTGTTCTTTCCACAGGAGGTATGCTTTGTATGGGTTCGCGTCCCAGACACCGGGAGTATGATGTCGGAACGGTCCGAAATGGCACCTTATGGGTGTACTTAGGACCGACCACTACTTACCGAAATGGCCGCGACAAAGCAGAGGGTCAGTGTGACGACGTAGTTGGAAACTACGACGGCGATAACGCATTGATGCTGAGACGCATCTTTTGCACACAGGCCATCTTTGATGGCGAAGAATGGTATACGAAGTGGGATGGTACACGTACCCTCCTTTCCAAGTACACCAGCTGCCCTTCCTATTGGCAGCCTTCCCCCTCACCCGCGGAGTCCAAATGGGCGAATCCGACTGAGTCGGACTTGCTTGCAATGGCTCCACAAATCGTTGCTCGTACCAATCCGAGTGCGCCCCACATTGGGACCCCTACGTTTATTGGCGAGCTGCGAGACCTTCCTGGTGGCGTGACTGGGCTAGTTGGAGCATTGAAGCTCCGCAACATTCCCTCGGCTATCCGTAGCTATGGGTCCATGTTGATCCGACTGGCAGCATCGGGCTACATCTCGTGGCGCTGGGCTGTTAAACCCATGATCGCAGACATCCGCCGTATGATGTCATACCAAGACGCCGTCCTAGAACGGTTTCGAGAACTGCGTCAGATGGCGGAGGGAGAGACGATCAGTAAGGAGTGCTATCTGGGTAGAGTAACAAGTGAGACGTTAGGGACTAACGTCACGCTCGAATCACAACGAGCTACTTGCTACGTGTACCGCGACACATTCTTCAACAAGAAGGAATGGGCGGTAGTGAAGTGGCGGATGAACGAAATATCCGCTTTGACCTACGCTAAGGGACGCGAAGTGAGCAAGATCATGGATCAAGCTCGTCGCACCTGTGCGGGTTTTACCTCGCAAGAGGCACTCGCGACCCTCTGGGAACTTCTCCCATGGTCCTGGTTCTATGACTGGTTCGGAAACGTTGGGCAAGTAATTGCCGCGTCGAACAACTCAGTCGGAGCCTACCCAGTCTCCATTTGCTTTATGAGGCGGACAGAGTCGAAGTCGACTTACCGTCTTAAGAGCAAGAGTTCCTGGCTGAATATTTCTACTTGGCCAGGTGAACTGGAGATCAGGAAGGGGCGCTGGTTAGTGCCCCTGATTGGTTACACACTCCCTACAGTTGGAATGCCGATCTTGGAAGGTCGGCATTGGTCGATTCTAGCATCGTTGTTTGCCCTAAAGGCATTCCCCGCAGCAAAAGGCGGGCCTGCGTTCTATCGTTCTGAGCGCCTCCTTTCAAATGGCGCGAAGATGATTATCCGCAGTTACGGTCGCTAGACGTTACCCTAAACTGATTCTACGATCTGCATGAAGGACCGTCCAAGGTCCAATGCATTTGTCAGGCTTCGGAGCCTGGCGCCTGAGTCGGAAGGGTTTCTAAATCCTCTGGCGCTGCCGGTATTTTGCAACCGGATGCGCTTTTCACCAAATCCTGTCTGCGTGGGTTACATCGTGGCCGGACGGCATTGCGCCGGTAAGGCCTCCCACCTCAGGTATTTAGATACGAGGGAACTGACAACATGATCGGAAACACGATCACTATCACCGTGGGGGTGACCGCGAAAGTGCTCACTCTCATCAACCAGGACGCTTACGCTTCGGAGTACATGTTGAAAGACTCCGCGTCCGAATTCCGCCTGCGCATTCGACATTCCAAGACGAAAGCGACGGCGACCCGTGTTGCGATGGACCGACACAACGTCGAGCTCATCGAGACGGTCTACGCTGCCGGCGACGTGCCGGAGTTCGACCGCAAGTTCTACTGGGTCATCGAAAACAAACCCGATGATCTCACCAGCAGTGTTGCGAACGTGGATGCGATGGCCGACAAGGCTATCGCTAGCTCCAATGCGTTCCTCACCCAGCTCGTGAACTGGGAATCTTG